TGGATTGAGCCCTCTGGATACTTTGCATAAAACAATGCAATACGGGTCTTTACGTCAATGTAGTCGTTCATGTTAAAGCTCATGGATAAGCCTTTCTAATTTCGTTAGGAACATCATTAAAGTGGCCGAGTCTGACAGGAACCACAATAAACGGTTCCAGTGTGCTGTACTTGGTGTCTTTCATGATGATGTTTTGGTCTTTCAGTGCACTTGAGTGGGTGATGAAGTACCTTGTGGCATCGGAGTTGAATGTCACAAAGAATGATCGTGGTGTGATGAATTTTCGTTTACGTGCTGCATAGTGCATGGTGTCATAGATAAACTCCCTGCCTACCCAGTTGTGCTTTATCTCTACCTCAAAGTCGTATTCGTCGGTTACTACGTCGATGCCGTAGATGTTGTCGTTTACCTTGGCGTTACGTTCAGTTTTGTAGTTCAGGATGTCTACAAAGAGGTCCTGTGCCCAAATACTTTCATCGTGCCGCTGTTGGCTCCAGACGGTCATACTGTTTGGCGTGGACCTAGAATCTTGAGGGCACGTAGTATTTCGGTGGGGTTGCTGGCCAGTACGTCACACATTGCTGGCAGTAGTCCCATGTTTGGAATGTTGTCGTGGTTGAAGTATCGCCACAGGTTGCCCCGGTGGGTGCCAATCTCTGCAGCAACGGTGTCTAGGTTCTTGTAGCCCAGTTCGTCCATACGGTTCTTTAGCCATACAAGGCCTGTCTGTTGTGCCATGGTTAGACCTCAATCTTTAGATCACGTGAAAGTTGTGAAGCGATGGGTGCACCCTGTACTTGGTACTTGTGCTGTAGTACCTCTTTGTAGAGGGCGTGGGATAGCCAGAAGCAGAAGCCTGATGCAGCTGCAAGGGCTACGAGTAGTGCTGGGTGGATGGTTTCGCCTACCAATAAGCCGACTAGGGCGATGGCCCAGCCTGTGGCGTTAATTGCTTTAATCATTCTCGGTCCTTTCATAATGCCCGGGGTTGGGCACATCACTAACGATACGCCTATTTAGCAACCTGTCAAGTCAATCGAGGTCAGGTGTGTCGTCAGCCATTTCGGCATCCAGTTCTTGAGCAGACTTAGCCAGCAGGCCTACATGGTGCCAGACAGGTGCAGAATCGTCAGTGATCGTAAACGTGTACCACTCGCCATCTGCAGACATCCACTCAGTGCAAAGCACCCAAGCTGTACACAAAGCACCCTCGGGAAAGATTTGCTCCCGTACATGGTGCAGCATGTTGGCTACTGGGGTTGGTTCTGGGGCTACGTCCATAAGCCCATTGTAAGGCCCTAGACCGTTATCTAAAGAGGGACGAGGCTCCAACTACCAGACCGATAACTAAAGCCCCTACAGTCCTAACAATCCACTCAGAACGTGACTCAAGACGGCTGACACGATCATCAATGTGACGGCGTTCAGCAACATAAGTTTCACGGCGTACAAACTCCTCCTGGACCCGTAGGGGTAGGTCTTTCACGTCTTGGGCTAGTTCATCGAGGCGTCTCATAATCTCGCCTAATGTTGGTTCACCTTGGGACATAACCGATACCGTATCGGGAGTCCGATTTGTTTAGATAGTTGTAGGTCACCATGAGCACAGACCCTGCTCCGGCATACAAAGCCGCTTTCACTGATGTCTCTGAGTAGTTCCCTGCTGTCAGGATGGCTGCAATAAAGGTGGTGACAAAGACCCGAGCGACAGTTCCAGCAGCTGCAGTGAGTTGGGTCAAGGTGTCGTGGCTCATCGCTTGACCGACCCTACTTTCTTAACTGGTGGCTTTTTGACTGGCACAGTGGACAGTTTGATAACCGATTCAGGATTGAGTGTCTTGTTGTCGTACAAGAATGGAGCAACCCTCATTTCGAGGTGTAGGTGTGGGCCTGATGATCGTGTGCCCGTTGAGCCTACATAGCCGATAATGTCGCCTGCTTTGACTTTGCCCTTGCCAATTACCTCGAGGTTGACGTAGGCAAGGTGGGCGTAAAGGGTTTGTAGTTTGCCCTCAACAACACCCTCAGATTCGATGATGACGTGGATGCCGTAGGCGAGGCCCCAGCCCCCCATACGGTTGGCGTGAATGACTTCACCACCTGCCACTGCATACACTGGGTCACCATAGTTACCTGCATAGTCGGTGCCTGTGTGGTAGCCAGCCTGCCACTGTCCACCTTTGGTGTGGTAGGCACAAGTGACCTTGTTGCTGTTGGTTGGTTTATGAAACGCCATGATTTAATCCTATCTTTAGATACTGTCGTTGGTTGGTGCTAGGCCAAGTGACACGTTCAGGTATCCGACACCTGTTGTCCATGTGAAGTTTTCTACAAAGTAGGTTGCTGTGCCCCCACCAATTTCTGATGGTACTGGGATGGTGACCTTTGAGCCACAGAATACGCCTAGCAGGTTGGCTCGGGTGGCATCTGTCATGTCTGGATTGGTCAGGGTGCACGACACAATGTCTGGTCGCCATACTGGGGACTTGAATCCTGCAATGTAACTGTTTGCCAACGTCTGTGCATCTGTCACACTATTAAGTCTGGTGTCCCGTACGCCATAACGCTTACCAAACTTGCCGATTGATGTTGAGTCACTAGCTGTGGCATCAGTGCCCGGTCGAGCCACTGTGATGCTGTTACCGATAGCAGTAAGGGAGCGGGTGAAAGAGATTGATGAATCAATGTCACTGGTAGACAGTGAGAACGCTGAACGGTTGTTTCGGTCTGACCGACGATCATAATAAATGTCACCTGTAGGCAAGTCATAAAATACGCCACCTGCACTTTGTGCCGCTTCTCTAATAACGTCATACACGTTGTCGGTCGATGTCAAAGTGATCGCTGTGAGTAGTGCTCCACCTGTTTGTGGAATGGTAGTGGAATTGTAGTTAGGTTGGTTTGTTAATCCCCAGTCACTCATCATTGAAAGTATTTGGGCACCGGCATAATCAATGGAAATTGTTCTAGGTGTGCAGGTGTTCCATTCAAGGGTTCCGATGGCTGCCATCGCTGTGATGGTGTAGGTCGGAATGCCGTTGCCGTTGCCGAAGTTACGGTACGAGAATGAGATGTCTGTGATGATGCCATTAAACAGGTCGTAGGCGTAGCCCCCAACAGTGGTAAATAGTTGTAGTGGGTCAGCGATGGTGGGCGGTGTAAAGCTTGTCAGTGGGGTTAGTTGCACTGTCATGGTTCGCCCGGTCGGCTGGGTTGTGGTGTCGTACCGTCCACCAGCCACATAAATGGACTGGATTTCTGCATGGTTTGAGTAACTGGTGGGGATTGCTGCTCCGTCAGTTAGGTACAAAGTTGGGGTCCAGGCGGTCATTAAAAGATACTTCCGTTCAGGTTAACTGTGCCTGTTCTCAGGCTGGATTGTCTCATTAGTTGCTCGATGCTTCGGCGAGCTGATTCTGCATCAACAATGCCATTGAGGTTAATAATGGTTGTGCCACCACCCATAGATTGGCGATTAGTTCGGATAGCACCAGATCCTGATGGGACAAATAACTCTGGGCCACGTTCGCCAACCATGTACGGGGTGTTACGTTGAACTGGGCCACCAGTGGCTTTGCCCTTTGGTGTGGTTAGCCACTTACCCAATGTGCCAACGTTAAGCGTGTGATTGTTCAACCATTTTAATGGTTCAGGGATTTTGTCCCATATTTCTTTTAGATTTTGAAAAGCAGTCACAATGGATGTAATAGCGTTTGCAATGTTGGTCAGTGCAACTGCAAATGTATCTAATGCTGATGCTCCACTGGGGCCCTTTGAACTTAGACTTGTGAACAATTCACTAAAAGCGGTAGCCATAGTTTTTAACGACTCACCTAAAGTGACACCAGCAGGCTGACCCTCGGGGGTGAGACCCATAGCACGGCCCATAGCTTGAATCTTGGGTGTTATCTTGTCGTTAAATGTTCCACCGAATCCAGCCTTGACATCATCGAGGAAAGGGAAGAACTCCTCCCTAACCCAAGTCAAAAGGTTCTTAAGGTAAGGCAACAATTTGTAACCCACACCCTCTTGGAACTCAGACCAAGCAATCTTGAGACCCTCAAGTTGCCCGGCATACGATCCTGCAGCTTCTGCAGCCTGACCACCCATAGTTTTATTAAGTGTTCCGAGCAACTCGTCAAAAGACATGCCCTTGAGTTTGGTCTTGTCGATACCAACACCGAGTTTGCCGATGGCCGTATTGTTCCCGAGGTATGCACGGGAAAGGGCAGAGACGACAGTATCCAAACTCTTGCCAGTCCCAGCCGAAACATCGAGAGCAACCCTCATAATCTTTTGAGACTTACTGACCGACTTAGTAGCAGTAATCAACTTACTGAACGCTGGCCGTAACTTGTCGTCAGTGATGTTGAACTGATCCTGCAAAGCATCAACAGACTTCTCGATGGTGTGCTGATACGCTGCATTGACCTTGGTGTTGTTCTTAACAGTCTTGGCCAGCTTCTTTTGGGCTTTGTCATCCTCGATGGCGGCCTCAACAGCGTTCTTACCAAAGAAAATTGCAGCGGCACCCATAGCAGTGAACGATGCAGCAACAGCAGTGCCGACAATTTTGGCAGTGTTCTTGAACATCTGCATTCGCTTTTCGGCCTTTGACAGGCTCTTACCAAAGCCCTTGGTGTCAGCCTTAAGACCTACATAAAGGGAACGACCCAACTGTGATGCCATGTTTAACCCCTATTCCACTTATTGACTATGTGCTCAATGGCGTTTTCCCAAGCCTTGAATGCTGGTGGTGTGTAGTCACGTGCAGCTGCATCGGTCCAACCGGGCGTGACGTTACGTGCCCAAGTCTGTTCACGATCATGTCGGGTGCCATTATTGCCAGTACGGTAAGGACCGACCACTGTGCCGTAACGAATCTGTATGCTCGAGGCCCCACCAGAGTAGGCTTTACGGCGTGTACCAATAGCAACCTTGGGCACACGGTCACGAGTAACCCGAACATTCTTGGCTAACTTGTCACCGAAAGGCCCTGCATGGCTCCTGATGGCACGTTGAACACTGGGCTTAACAATGTCCTCAGCAATTTGTTTAGCCTCTACACGGAGTTCCTGTGAGGCTTCCTTAGGCAACCCTTTAAGGGCACGTAGCAGGGCATAGTACGAGTCAGCATCAACGTACACTGCTGGCTTGTTGCCCACTGTTACCTCTCCTTGTACAGGTCGTTAATTGTTGCTATGTCTTGCCAGTCCAAATCATCCCAGTCAAGCCGGATAACCCCAGCAACAGCCAAACTTAATCGCTGTCGGTTGAGGCTTCCGGCTGGGTGGGGTTTGTGTCACCCTCGCTGAAATCCTCGATGCTGTCCAAGTTGTCTAGCCAGATTTCGAACGGTTCATTGGTTGTACCCTTACGAGCTAGGACAGCCCATGTGAGTGTTGCCAAATCCTCAAGCCCAATACGTAGGCTTACATCCTTACCGTCTTGCTGCCACAGATCACTAAACTTCTGCTTCGTGTGGCGTTCCCACTTGATGAAGTCTGCTGGCAAGGTTGTAACCTCACCAGCGACCCCACCATGAACGTAACTGATTGTGATTTTCATGGTCCTTACTCTTTTCTGTCGTTAGACGGTTGTTGCTGTTACGGTGCCATCTTCAACAACGAATGAAACCGATGTTGTGAGAACGTCATTAGCAGCTCCACCGAGTGGTGGGAATACTGGGAACACGTTGAACGTGTAGACCGTTGCTGTGCCAGTTGCACCATTGACCTTGAGGCTTGCCACGATGCTGGTGTCTGGTGCTGTGTTGGCGAGGTTCCAGAGAGCCTTGCATACACTGTTGCTGGTTGTGCCTGATGAGGTTGATACCCAGTCTTGGTACAGTTCAACATCGAGCGTGCCTGACTTGGAAACAGTCTTGTATGAACGGCCTGACAGGGTTTCGATAACCTGCTGATCGTTCTCAACTGTCAA